GCTTATTATTATAATTACATGTTTACATTATGATTTACACGAGTAAGCTATAGATAGTCAAGCACTTGAGAGTGATCTACGTTGTCTATTAATGTTTGTACAGCTTTGTATTTTAGCTCTGAAACTCTTACATAGTCGCTTACTCCTACTATACCTAGTACTTTAGCTATTTCTTTTGCAGAGTGCTTTTCGCAGTCTAACCCGTAAGATAATCTTAGTACTTCGTATTCTTTTATATTTAAATATTTTTTCATTAAACTTTTTAAATATATATTTAATAACTGTATATTGTAAGGTTCTGATTTATCAGCTATTTGATACATCATGTTCTCTTCATCATCATTAGTTACTTGAGCATCAATAGACATGAATATACTATTAAAAAATATTTCTACTAGTTTTTTGTCTTTTGGATTCTTACGCATCTCGCTTAACTTATGTTCAGGTATACGCATATCACCTCTATTAATATCTATTGCTCTTCGTATTGCTCCTTTGATTCTTTTACTAAAAAATGATTTTAAAGTTTTTTCTATATCTTCTGACTCATCTAACATGGCCCAGTCTAGCTTGTCTACTGCTAAAATAAGACCTTTGTTACCGTCTTGTATTAAATCATTTATACTTAACACGCCTGAGGCTTGTTGAGTTGTTGAGAATTTACGAGCTAAACTTTCTACTAATGGCATAAACTTTATTATCATCTCACCACGAGTGTACTTGATGTAAGTTTTATCATCAGGCATAGATCTTTTAACATCTTCCTTATATCTTATATAATTCTGTATATTGTATTTTTTCATATTCCATGTTTAGTATTTGTTTTTCGTCTTTTAACTGCTGTGTTAGTTTACGTTGAATTGTTCTTGTAGAGCAATCAAGTAGACCGGCTATTCTTGACCACGTTATCTTTTCACCGTCATGGTTTAAATCTAACATGCACTGATATATAGCCTCTTCGTCTACTCTGCTTGACCTACCTACTAGTTTACCAACGATACTCATTTTCTCGTTAGGAGTTAACCCGCTATAGTCTTTAAATATTACTTTACGTATCTTGTTTATTGGTGGTTCGCCACCAGTATTAAAGACATCGTCTATCATTTCTTGTAGCTTTTTGTCACTGATAAAAAAGGTAACAAAACCATTCTGTTTGTCAGCTATAAACTCATACACGTGAGATGGTAGTAAACCGTGCTCTTGATTTAAATAATATAAAACTAAAAAATGCCACTTCAAAGATCTATATGTTGTAATCTTTGCTTTGCTACGAAACAAGTGATAGCACTCGTACGTACCATTCTCATAGTAGCTATACAAAGCGGTTTCTTCAGTTGGTTTATCGTTGATAGGATCTTGCCGATACCTTATTCTTCGATCATTCAACCATTTCATGTTTCTGTTCTGTGACATTAGGGTCTTACTTTAGTACTATTAGGGGCTTTTGTCACCCTTGGTTTAGTAAAATTTTTAATTTTTGTTCTAATTCCGAAGGAATCATTACCTTCCATGTGTTTGTATAATTTTCTTCTTTTCATATGGTCTAAATATTAATTGTTCGTCTTTTGCGGCAACTGTGTGCTTTTCTTGTTCATAATAATTCCAATAAGCTGTAACGCTACAATCTGGAACTTTGTAATGGTCTGGCATACATTGAGGAGGTTCTGTAAAAGTATCTCCCGGTATTGTGGGTGGTAATTGTTTTAAAACTTCTGCGCATTTTATTATTGTTAAGTGTGTTTTTTTATATCTTTTAGTATATTCTCTACCTAGTGCAATCATGTGATCATATAACCACATGTATTGACTAGCGTTTTGCCTACACCATATAGTAGACGGATGATTGTAATGAGCTTTTTTATAAGGTACATTATCTCCGTTGCCGTAATGATGATGAGCCGTACAAAGCATTTGAGCTGATTCTAAGATCATTTTAACCACATGCTTATTGTATTGTATCTGTGCAGCCTTTGCAGGATCAGAGTCTAAATAAAATATATTCATCTATATCTAGTTTTATTAACTCTATTGTAATGAGCATCTAATAATAAGTGTACTACTTCTTCGCTTATCATGTTATCGTTGTATAACTGGTATATTAACTTACTCATAGTTACGAATAGTTTTAAACATTGGGTGTCTGTAACTACCTGCTGGTGTACGTTCGAAATATGTAAACGTAGCGCGTTTGCCGATATAGTCACCTATATTGTCTAGTATATTAGCTAAATCTTTGTAGTTATAGCCTTTACCTGGAGGACAACCGAACTCTATACCATCGTCATCTAGCATTAAGAACTTACCAAGAGTACCTTCACGCTTACCTTTGCCTGTCTCGTAACCTACGATGAAAGCTTCCGTATCGTGAAAGTCTTTGAACTTTTGCAAGTTGTAAGAACGTTTACATTCATAAGGCTTGTCTAGTCTTAGAATAGAACCTTCGTAACCTTCATCTAGGTTAGCTTGATGCTGTATATTAGCTTGATCTTGAGTTATACGTGTAGTATATACGTGTTTAACACAGTAAGAATACATGTCAGAAGTAGTTAGTTGATCTTTTCTGTAGCTGTAAGGCATATTTAATACAGTTTCTATGTAGTCATAACAATGAAATTGTACTAATTTAGATGCCTCATCTCTGTCAGATGGCGTTGGTTTAGTCTTTCTGACTAATGATATGATCTTATTAAAATCGTCTTTTAGATCATGATTATACAGCTCACCGTCAAGTATAATATCAGGGTGTTGCGTAAAGAAATAATGTAATGAATTAGTAATGTGAGCTATGTTAAGCCACGGTTTACCTGTACGTGAAAAAGCTTGTACTTCATTATTGTCGCCGAGTTTAATTACACAACGAACGCCGTCAAGCTTAGGTTGCATATACACTTTCTCGGACCAGTCGACAGGTTTTTTGTCAACTTTGTATGCGAGCATTGGTTTTATCATATTATTTATAGTTTTTAAGTTTATCTTCTGTTTTTTCTATTTGCACTTGTATTTCAGCGCATTTATTATATTTTTCTAATTTTAAATTGTAATCTAAAGACGTTAATAAATTAGCTAAAGTTGTTAATAAAGATTCTTCAGTCTCTTCATCAAGAGTAAACTTCCAGTCTTTTTCATCATCTACAATTTCTATTTTCATGTCAGGCATGTTTTCTATAACTAGCTTTGCTACTCTTTGTGATATTCTTTCTATTTCATCGTTTGTCATATATATATTATCTAAGTTTATTCGTATTTTGTTTGTAAAAGCTCCAGTCTGTGTAGTCCATATCGCTGTTATATTTTTCTATAACTTTATTTACAGGTAATACAAATGTATTTCTAGACTCATAGTTATTATAACAACTAATCCATACGTTAGGTTTACCTGTCCATAATATATAAGTGTAATGATGCTCTATGCTTTCTACACTAGGATAAAGATATTGACTGTTGTAGTGAAAGTCTTTAACTAAGTGTGAAGCTATTCTTGATCCATCATTAAATTGTGTGAATCCTTGATCATTTTGCATGTGATTAATCCAGTTAGCTAGCTGAACGCCTTGCCATTGAGGATAACCATCATGATGTAAATACATGTTTACATAGCTTCTGTCACTTAGTAAAGAAGGTTCACAAGCAAATCCTAGTTCGTTGTTTTCGGCTTCTTGCCTGTCTACAACCATTGTTAAGTTTCTTGTACTCATTTTTATTTATTTAATATTAGGTGCGCGGGAAGGATTCGAACCTCCGACCTCTAGGTTATGAGCCTAGCGAGCTGACCATCTGCTCTACCGCGCAATTCTTTTTGTTATTCTTCAATTGCTGGAATAACATTAAAGCAATCTTCTACATAGTCACATACAGTTTCATTGATCTCGTCTACGTCAGTAAACTCTATGTTAGACAGCTCTAGCTGATTGTCATAGTTGATTTCAAAATCATAGCTGTAAGAGCTTGTTTCGTCAAAGCTTATTTGCTGCAAAGCTTGATGCACAGCTTCTCTTATGTCATCTATTTGAGAAGGATATAGCTCAGGTTTGTTAACGTTTGCTAGTTTTTTGTTTGCTTCTTTTAAGTCATCTTTTAATACTTTAGCATTTAATTCTACAGAGTTTAGTGTTGTTTCTAACTCACTTACTTTTAATTCTAGTTCTTTTTTGTTCATATTATATATTATATAGTGTTAAATTTCTCATTCCGTGATTTCTTTTGCAAAACTCTACAATATATATAAGTCTAGCTAGTGGATCGTTTATTAATTCTCTAGCATAACAAATAGCTTTTATAGTTCTTAGCTTACCATCATCCATTACAGTCCATCTTTCTTCGCGTTTATACTTTTTGTTTAGTTGATATATTCTATCGCTTGAATCACATCTTCTAACATAACCTGAAGTATAAGACGCTAATTGATCACCGTTAGGTAAAACAAATTGTCTTGTGCCATTATTCTTTTGTCTATTAGTAGTCATTTCTTTGATATTGTACTCTACGTACATTCTTTTAGCAAATAAATCTACTAATTCTGCACGTCTTTGGATCCAGTCCATGTTTTCTTGATTTAAATTTCTCATAATTTCATTTCTGTTAATTTTGCAATGTAATTCCATACTTGCAGTTCTACTTTTGTACCTTGGTACACCATTTCTAATTCTTGTTGTGTAATTCCGCCTGTTTTTCCGTTTTTAACATCGTCTTTAAGACTACTTACTTCGAAATTTAACAATGTGACTTTTGCGAATGCTTTGTCTCTTGCTCTTACGTAAATTTCTTCGTTACTGTAGTTCATTATTCTACTTTGTTAAATGCATCACCTAGAAAATCTAGATCACATGAATTCATAATATCAAACGCGTCACCATATTTTACTTCCGTAAAGTAATACTCGCTACTAAGCGCTCTGATTAAAGCTTCGTGTTGAAACTTTCTATTGTCTTTGCCGTATTGTTTGTCAATACTTGTTTTGTACTCAGGCTTTAGCCTTTCGTAAAGATTTAATTTGTCCATTTGTTTTTATTATATTATCAATTATTATTCGTGTTTGTTATGTATTTCATCTGCTACATTTTCTAAAGCTAATTTATAGCCATAGTTTTTTGCCATTTGCATTAGTAAGAAGTCATTTGTTCCATGGTTTGCTTGTGCAAACATATCTAATACCTCTTCTCTAGGCGTAGCCACGATGCCGCGATCTAACATCTTTAATTCTTTGTTAATGTACTCTGTTACTTTGTTCATAATTTAATTTTTTAGTGGAAGTGGGCGGAATCGAACCGCCGTTAGACTTGACAACAATGCTTTCGCTTGACAACAATGTCTGCTTACCTTATCACTCCCGTTAGTAGCTAGCAATTCACTTATGTATGAGAATCCATCATCTAACCTATTTTTCATGGTTAGCTTCAAACTCATCTAATTAAGCTACTCGTCTAGCTACTTACGTCGCCAAGCACGGTGCACGGATGCACTGACTTCTTGGCTGACAATTTGTATTGTATTACCTGTTTTGTGCTCGATAATAGGCACATAGGAATATGTCTGTGTTGTACTACAAGGCATACAGGTTTTATAACCTAATTCGATTCGCACTTCGTGCACATTACTTCCACATTTACAATACATAGTTTATTATTTATTTGTTACATTTATATTATCAATTTGAAATCGTATTTTGTTTGTGTGGAAATCTCTCTTGAGATAAATACATATACTCGATAGCTTTAGCCATAACGTAATCATGTAAGTCGTTGTAAGAATCACCTTCAACGTGTTGATCTGCTATTTGCCAATGTATACTATCATACATTAATTCTTTAGTGACGTCAGCAATACCTTGTGCTATTTCGTCTATTTCTTTCATTTTACTCATATTTTAAATTTAGCTGCGACTTCTCTTATTTCTGCTTTATCATCAGCGTCCATTCCAGGTGTCTGTTGTGCGTACATTCTTAGTACATAGTGTACAAAAGTACAATCGTTTTCTGTTAATTCTATTTTCATTTAGTATTTTATTTTAGATTCTACTTCTGTTATTAGATCATTAAATATAAATTGAACTGAGTTGTGAGTTTGATCACAATCTTCTATTACAAATGCTAGTATAGATTTAGATATAGATGCAAAGTCGTTAAGTTCATACATTTCAACAAAATATTCAATAGTTTCTGGATTCCAGTATAGTTTTTCTTGATTCATAGTGTTTGTTTTATTAATTTTAATTCTTTGATGTCAAATTTCTTGTGTGTTTCTTGCCACATACGGTTGTGAGTGAACTTTCTAGCTTTTGAGAAACTAGATTTCTGTCTTGTTACAACTTTGTTGTACTCTGCGTCAGTCAGTCCACTACACGTTCCGTTGAGGAGAGTTAGACGTCTATGCCCGTCTGCTCTGATTTTTTTCTGTGCTTCAACATAGGCGCACAATTCTTTCATATTACTTGGACTAGACATAAGACCAGAATGAAGGCGTGTGTTCTACATAAGTAAGACCTTTGTAATTGAACCACTCAGTGATACCTTCTTGATCATTATCTGAATCATAAATGAAAGCGAATCTTTTTGGTAATTCACCTATATTATAACCTTTGTAAGTTACGTTATTTAATTTAATAGTTGATGAATTAATGAATTTAATTTTTTGCATAGTATATTTATTATTTGTTATTTGTTACGTCTATATTATCATATAGTTTTTGTATTATGTTTGTAAACTATTTGTAGTCTACATTTTCTCCATCCAGTTAGCGATATTCTGTCTGAATTTCCACTCGTTTTGTCTGTATTTCGCGTCAGTACACCATCTTCTCCATGATTTACTTACAGATTTTTCACCGAATTTTAACTCGAACTCTTCTACTTGTTTAAGTTTCGCGTCGATCTGTTCTTGAGGGTAATCTTTAAATTTAGTAGAAGTCATAGTATATATTTAAAACTGTTGATCTTTCGTTACTAGTTAATTCACTGTAACATTTATTGTATTTTCTGTAACTTATTTTAAGTAAGGTAGTATTCATGTGTGACATATTATTATTTATTAGTTGATTTATAGAACTCTATTCTGTTAAGAACATCTTGTCTAGTTATTTTATTTTCTGATTGTTGTATTATGTAAGAAGTCATATCGATTTCTTTACCGTTATCACAGGTTAGTGTATATTTCATATTATTATAGTTTTATTATTATTTCTTCATATAAATAATCTTGAATCATTTCATTATATTTTTCTCGACAGTCAGTTTCTGGATTGAATGGAAATTCTGATTTGATTTGATTGATTAAATTTTTCATTTGAATATTATTTATTAATTATTGATTACGTATATATTATCCATTCTGAATCGTATTTTGTTTGTATTACCCGTATATTCCGAAGGAAGTTGGAGCACCGTTTACAAAAAGATTAAACAATATCATTAGTGAACAAGTTATTATTAGTGTGACTGAAGAGTATACTACTACTCCTGTAAGTATATTTAATACTTTATTGTGATGAAATTTTCTCATAGTTTAATTATTTATTTATTGTTAGTTGAAGTTGTGAGAATCGAACTCACATGAACCATTACTTCATTTTTCCTCATCAGTTTGTGTACCACTCGGGTTCGATGAGTCACCCTTTTTTGAAGTATATTATACTTCCATTAATTCTCTGACTAATACAGGAACTGAAGTTGAAGAAGTATATGATTTATACTTAATGAAACAGTTCATAGTTTCAAGTTTAGACTTCATTACTTCATACACTTTATCGTGATTATAAGTTACTGATTTTCCATTTTTGAATACTACATTGATAGTAGTGTTTTTTCCGATTAAAGATTTTCTGATTACAAATCTTTTTGAATTTAATTTTGACATAGTTTATTTATTTAAGTTATTATTATTATTAGTTTGTTAGTTACATTTATATTATCAATACTGTTTTGTATTTTGTTTGTATTAATTTGTTATTTTGTATTTTATATAATTAGTATTTAATAGTTTAGTTATATTATGTTTTTGATATTGAGATAATATAATTATTTTATTATTTAAAGATTTAATATTGTAATGATTATTTGTTAGAATATTAATAGTTTTTTTAATTTGATATTTGTTTGTAGTTAGTTTGATATTATATAGTTTTAATTGGTTACATTTATATTATCAATAGATATCTGTATTAAGTGTGTATATTAGTTTAGTAGTTAGATATGTCATGATGTCATACCACAATGTGTCAATGTGTCATACATATTAATATATATTATTAACAGTAATGTCATGACAATCTGTCATATACACAGTCGAGTGTGGTGATGTGGTGGCAATACAGTGTGGAGTAGGACGGAGTATACTCTTCCGACAGTCTTGCAGTGTCAGGCTAATGTGTTACAACTATATTATCAGAGTGAATATGTATTGTGTATGTGTGAACGAGTGAGTATGTATAGCACAACACCGAAATCCTAGGTAAAAACACAGAATGCCATCAGGAAGGGGCATGTAAAAGTCGTATATATGGAAAGTAAAACAAGAAAGCAATGGGGACCCGCCAAATTTAAAAACGATTTTCCTAAAAAAAATTATAGTAGAAATTAAGTTGCAGCGCTATACCCCTATGTACGTGACGTTTTTTTAAAACAGGACATAAGCCTTATAAGAAGTATAAGTAATAGGCTATTGTCACACTATATGTAAATAAAGTGGTATTCCTGTAAGTATATATAGTATACATATAACAAGAAAAACACACATAAATGGCTAATATAACAGCATATCCTACTGGGACTAGTCCTAAGGCTACAGATTTGCTTCTTGGTACAAAGATACCATCAGCTGACTCAGATGACATGCCTGTTACACAGAACTTCACAATAGGTGGTATAGGTTCGTTAATTAATACGGGTTTTACTGGAGGATATAAATCATACACAGCATCGTTAATTCAAACAGGTGCATCGGCTCCAGTGGCTACAGTACTTCAAAATACTACAGGTGGAACATTTACGTGGTCATATATTAACAACGGTCAATCTAGAATAGCAGTTTCAGGTATAACGTTACCTGCCAACAAAGTAGCTATATTTCTGTCTTCCGGCAATGGAGACCAAGGTATAGGTGGAATAATAACTACCACTACTCAAATAGACGTTGATCAATTTAGTTCAGGTGGCGGCGGTCCCGTAGATGGTATGTCAGCTGGTACTTCAATAGAAATAAGAATATACTCATAACACATGGCAAGAATAAGTACGTACCCATATAGTACGGTTGTTACTGATAATGACGCCTGGATAGGCACGAATGCAAGTAATCGCACCACAAAACAATTCACTGCATCAGCGGTAGCGGCTTATCTTAATCTTAACTCTAAAGTAAGTGTTGGTGGTCAAATGATATTTACATGGTCTGACACACAAAACGGTGGAACAGGTACTGTCTCTAAAACTGGTGGCGGTGGATCTGGAGCAGGTTTTAATACTTTAACTGAATTAAGATTTTCTATTAAAGAAAAAAGTGGACAAAGAGTTGTAGAATTTTTAAACTACTTAATAGGAACAGATATATTAATTGGTCAAGGTGATCAGATAAGTCAATTTGGACATTACAAATTAGATACGTATACAGTAGATCCGGCAACATCCAGCTACTATATAGCAACAATAACATACATCGGAGGAAACGGTACCGTAGCGCAGCAAGGTACTCAGTACACTGTTATAGATTTTAATATATCGGGTGGTGGAGATGTAAACTTAAAACAAAACTTTAATGCATCCAATCAATGGGTGATTAATAATACAACAGGCAAAGCAGAACCATCTGTAACGTTAATTAATAACGGTGGAGATGAAATATACGGATCAGTTGAATATACTAACGCAACAACAATAACAGTCGACTTTAACAGCAATATAGCAGGGTCATCAATTTTAAACTAAACTAAACTAATAAAAAAAAACTATGGCAATTAAATATTACGCTAATATTGAACTGATAGGCTCTAATATAGCACTTAACTACAACGAATTATTACTACCAGTAATAGATCAAGAAACGTCAGCCCCTGCAACAGGAAATGAAAAAGCAGGTCAGCTGTACATGAATACAACAGATAATAAGATGTATTTTTATAGTGGTTCTGCTTGGGTAAGTATGGATGGATCTGCGTCTGGCGTTTCTAGTGTAAACACAACAGATGGCTCATTCATTGATTTAACCCCAAATACAGCCTCAACTGGCGCAGTGACCGTTACAGCAGATCTTTCTGCAACAGGTACACCAGGAGGCACTACCTTCTTAAGAGGTGATAATGTTTGGGCAACACCAGCAGGATCATATACTTCTTGGAGTTTAGAAGGAGACAACGCTACAACAGTAGATATAACTGATGGCTTAAGAGTAGATTTCGCAGGAGGTGCCGGTATAATTACTGCTGTATCAGCTGCAACTCCAAATGAATTAAGTATCGCGGTAGATTACGCAGGTGCTGATTCACTTGTTATGGCAGCTGCAGACGCAACTGCTCCAGATTTAGATGACTACATATTAGTAGGAACAGATTCTTCAGACGATGGCTCTACTAGAAAAGCTCAAATTACAGATATACTAGAATTAAAAGCAAATTACGCTGGATGGTCAATATCAGACGGAACTACCTCACAAACACTAGGAAGTGGCCAAACACTTACGGTTAGTGGAAAGGCTCAAGATGCAGCTAATGCAGGTATTTTACCAGTTGTTAGCGCAACAGATCAACTTACACTAGAACTTGATCTTAGTAAGATACAAACAGTAGCTGCTTTAGATGATCCAAGCACAGATTATATTGTATATTGGGATGAGAATTCTGATAAAAACCAAGTAATACCCGCTGAGGATATTCATTTAAACGATTGGGGTGATGCTATATCAACTATTGATATGGGCGGCAATAAAATTTTAGATGTTGCTGATCCTACTTTAGCTCAAGATGCTGCTACAAAAGCTTACGTTGATAGTTTAGTTACTGGAGGTTTAAGTTTTAAAGGAACATTTAACGCTAGCACTGGTTCTATCGTATCAGGAAGTAATTCAGGTTCTTTCTTATATAACTGTCCAGGTGGCGCAGGAACAAGAGTTGCTGTAGCTGTTGGTGATTACTACGTAGTTGCAACGGCTGGTTCATTTTATTGTTCTGGTTCTGCATTAGACGTTGGGGATTCGGTAATAGCTACAGCTGCCGCTGCTGCAGATTCTTCAGTAGTAGCTGGATGGTCAGTAGTACAAGCTGACGAAGGTGTGACTGATTTCTCAAGTACATTTGGAACATTTATAACAGGTACAACTAATACAAACGCTGTTGGCGCGGTTAGTGTAGGTACTGTAGATTTAGTAAATAATGGTTCAGGTGGAACACCAAGTAGTTCTACGTTCTACGCTGGTGATGGAAACTGGAGATTACCTGCTAATGATGACACTGGTATAACAGGTGTTACGCTAGCCGTAGGAACTTCAACAGGTCAAGCAAATGTATTAGAGGAAAGTATATCAGGTAGAGAGTTAACTTTAACTTCTAATAAATATGCTGGTGGTAGTAACGCAGGTTATGTACCAATTGGTGGTTCTGCTTCTACGTTCTTACGTGGTGATGGTACTTGGGTTACTCCTACAGATACAGATAGCGTAACAAGTGTTGCAGCTTCTTCAGTTGATAATAAAAAAGGTATTGCTGTTTCACCAACAACCGGTGCTGTTGTTGTCGGCTTAGATATTGCCGGTCTTACACAAACTACTGAAGCAGCTGTAAACTTTGATGACACTTATCTAGTAATTAATGATGATTCTGCTGATGCAAATTATAAAATAAATCTTGAGGACTTTTCACAGATAAATACTTTTAAGTCTGGGACAATAACAGCTTACGGAGCTGTAACTCATAGTTTAGGTAGTTTTGATGTAATGGTTCAGATTTATGATGAAACTACAAAAGATACAATAAACATGGAGGTAGAAAGAAATTCAATAGACCAAGTTACTCTTTCTGGTACTGGTACTTTCCCTTCAGGTGGGGTTATAGTATTAGTAAACAGAATGAGATAATAAAATTCAATTTAATTTAATTAATAAATAAACTAAATATAAATGGCTATAATATATTATGCAGATCAAGATGTAAAAGGCACGTTGACCACCGGGGGAGTTATAACCTCTGGTGGTGTCATAACGGCACCAGGGGGTACTTCTACCCAATGGAATACATCTTATGATAATATGATTACTGGATTAGCTGTAACAGGAACTAATACAAAAACGTTAACAGCTACTCAACAAGACGGGGGTACTATTACAGCTTCTTGGGCAGACGAATCAGGAAGTAACAATTATTTGACCAGCTTAAGTTTTAATACTACTAGTGGTATATTAACAGCAGCAAGACAAGGTTTAAGTAGCGTAACAGTAGATCTCGATGGAAGATACGTTACATCTTCAGGCGTAACATCTGTAGCTACATCAGGCACAAAAAACGGACTAACACTAACTGGAGGTACTATTACTTCTACAGGAACTATAACATTAGGTGGAACTCTTGCTATTAACAATGGCGATTGGTCAGGTACAGATCTATCAATTGCCAACGGAGGTACAGGTGCTTCTTCAGCAACATCAGCATTAGGTAACTTAGGAGCTGCAACTATTGGTAAATCAATGTTCACGCTTGCAAATCCAAGCGCTATAACTTTCCCAAGGTTTAACGCAAATAATAGCGTTACCGCGCTAAGCGCTAGTGCGTTTAGAACAGCAATTGGAGCAGGTACTTCATCCTCAACAGGTACAGTTACAAGTGTAGGGTTAACTTCTCAAGGAGATGCAATAGCAATTATAGGTACGCCTGTAACAACTAGTGGAAACTTAGGTATAACTTTTCAAGGTGATACAACTGATTATATAAATGGAGAAGGTGATTTAGTATCTTTTCCAAGTATACCACAAGGTGATATCACTGGTGTAACCGCGGGAACCGGTTTGGGAGGTGGTGGTACAAGCGGAACAGTAACTTTAACAAACTCAGATAAAGGTTCTTCACAAAACATATTTAAAAACATAGCTGTAAGCGGGCAATCAACCGTGGTAGCTGATAGCAATAATGACACGCTTACTTTTGTTGCAAGTGGTGGAATGACTATTACAACTAACGCTACTACAGATACTATTACGTTTAATCCAAATGATAATAACGATAACTTTTATCTTGATGGTATAAGTAAATCAGGAAATACACTTACGTTTAGTGTATTAGGTACTACAAACCAAACGTATACATATGGCTCTAATGCTTTTAATAGCACTACAATAGCAACAAACAATGACCAACTTACTAATGGAGCTGGGTATACTACAAACACAGGAACTGTAACAAGTGTAGGAATTTCTCATGGAGGAAATGCATTTAACACAGGTTCAGCAGTAACTACATCAGGTACACTTGCTATTACAATGGCAGGATCTGCTTCTCAGTATGTAAATGGTGCAGGTAATTTAACTACCTTCCCGAGTATACCTCAGGGTGATATAACTGGAGTTACCGCAGGTACAGGTATGACAGGTGGTGGTACTTCAGGTTCAGTAACACTAAACGTTATAGGAGGAACAGGTATTACCGCTAATGCAAATGATGTGGCTATAGATTACTTAGGTTCTGATTCTCTTGTTATGGCTGCTCCAGGTGGATCTACTCCAGATGGTGATGATTATATGATTTACGGATCTGATTCTTCTGATGATGGTTCTTCTTTAAAGACTCAATTTGTAGATATACCTTTAAGCATATTTTTAAATGATTCAGGTTTTACATCATTTGCTGAACCAGGTATATTCTCTGGTGGAGGAACACCTACTTTAGCATCAGGTGTTACAGGTCCGGAGATTCGTACATTAATTGGCGCAGGTACATCAAGTAGTGCAGGAGTAACATCTATAGCAACAAGTACAGGATTATCTGGTGGTACAATAACAAGCACTGGAACTTTAACTAACACAGATAGAGGGTCATCACAAGCTATATATAAAAACTTTACAGCAAGTTCAGGTGGAACAGCCACAGCAAACAGTAACAATGACACTTTAACTATTGCAGCTGGTAGCAATATTACTACGGTTAGATCTGGTGATACAATAACTATTAACGCTACTACTGATGGGCAAGGTGTAACATCTGTTGCAACAAGTGGTACTGTAAATGGAATAACATTAACTGGGGGGACAATAACCTCTACAGGAACTATTACTTTAGGTGGATCAGTTAGTATTAATAACGGAAACTGGTCAGGTACAGACTTATCTGTAGCAAATGGCGGTACTGGATCAAGTTCTGCGGCTGGCGCAAGGACTAACTTAGGAGTTGTCAATGATACAGGTATTCCCGCAATTTTATCTAATGGTAGTGTACCAAGTTTAAATTCAGGTATATTAGCATCTGAGGTTAGAAGTTTAATAGGTGCTGGAACCTCGTCCTCAACAGGTACAGTTACAAGTGTAGGTCTTTTAATGGACGTGGATGATGCTATATCAGTATCTGGCTCACCAGTAACAGGTTCAGGAACTTTACAATTACAATTTGAAGGAGATAACGCACAAGTTATATTAGGTTCTGGAGAATTAGGAGATTATTTTACAGGTACCACAACTGCTACTAACGCACAGACATTCTCAAACAAAGGTGGTAACATATCACAATGGACTAATGATTCAGGATATGTAACGTCCTCAGGAGGTTCAATGTCTACCTGGATTTTAAAAGAAGGAAATGGTACAGAAACAAGTACTGTTACAAATGGCGAAACAGTAACTTTTGCACAGGGTAATGGTATACAATCTGAACTTACTTCTACTTCAAGTGGAGGAACATTAACTATAACTAACACAAAACCTAATATTGTTCAGACAACAATAACAGGTAATGCAGGTTCTGCAACTGTGTTGCAAACAGCAAGAACTATAGCTGGTGTTTCATTTAATGGTTCAGCAAATATATCTTTAAATAATAACGCTATAACTAATGGTCAAGGGTATACTACTAATACTGGAACTACTACCGCAAGCAATGCACAAACCTTTATAAACAAAGGTGGTAACATATCTCAGTGGACAAATGACTCTGGGTATGTAACATCTTCAGGAGGATCAATGTCTTCTTGGATTATTAAAGAAGGTAATGGAACAGAGAGCACTACAGTTACAAATGGAGAAACATTTACTATAGCTCAAGGAGTAGGAATTACATCTGAAATGACTAGTACTTCAAGTGGAGGAACTATACAAATTACTAACACAGGTAATACCACTATAGGGACCAACGACGATATTACTCTTAATAACGCGTCAGTTCTGCAAACGATGAATTACACGCAAGGTGTTTTAACCTCATTTGCCAGTAGAACGTTAACTTTAGCTAACTTAGGATATTCTGGTGCAGCTAACGCAAACTACATTACTAATAATAATCAACTTACCAATGGCGAAGGGTATACAACAAACACTGGAACAACAACCGCCTCTAATGCACAAGCTTTTACTAATAAAAGTGGTAATATTAGTCAATGGACTAATAACTCAGGATATACTACTAACACAGGTACAATAAGCAGTATAGCTGCAACAACCAACGGTAATTCTTTAGAAGGATCTAACACGCTAACAGCAAACGGCACGCTGACATTAACCTGGAAAGGCAATACCGCTTCTTACGTAAGAGGTGATGGTTCGCTGGCTACTTTTCCAAGTATACCACAAGGTGATATTACAAATGTTACCGCAGGAACTGGTATGACAGGTGGCGGTAGTTCAGGTTCAGTTACATTGAATGTGATTGGAGGGGACGGTATAACGGCTAACGCAAATAATATTGTAGTTGATAGTACAGTTGTAAGAACATCTGGTGCACAAAGTATTGCTGATATAAAAACATTTACAAGCTCACCAATAGTACCTACTGTTGGTAACAGCGATGATTCTCAAAAAGCAGTAAACTCTGAATGGGTAACTAATAATTTTAGTAATAACCAAGGTGATATAACAAATGTTACAGCAGGGACAGGTATGACAGGAGGCGGCTCTTCAGGTTCAGTTACATTAAATGTAATTGGCGGAGACGGTATAACGGCTAACGCAGATAATATTGTCGTAGATGGCACAGTAGTAAGAACATCAGGCACACAAAGTATTGCTGGTACAAAAACATTTACAACAACACCTATATCTGTAACAAGGGCAACAGCAGATAGTTCTACTTACTTAGCTACAACTGCGTTTGTAAAAAATCAAGGCTATACTTCAAACGTAGGAGATATAACTGGTGTAACAGCAGGCACAGGCTTAAGTGGTGGAGGATCGTCTGGAACGGTATCATTAGGTGTGGATCTTAACGAGTTAAATGACATTGATGGAGATGATCCAGAAATAAAAGATTTTGTTGTAGTTTCTGGCGAAGATGAAAGCTGCAGGATTAGTTATAGCGATGCGGTTTATGAAATAAATCAAGAATTACAAACACTACCTAACTTTCAGCAAACTCAATTTACAAGTAATTTTCTTGACTCTTCATCAAGCACGTCTTACTTTATGATACCATTTAATAACAACATTGAATCTACTTCAAATCAATATTATAATAATATTCCCGCTGCTGCTAACGGTAGAGTTGAAAAAATAATGTTAATGCATACTTCTGGCAGCATGAGCACCTCTTTTACTACGCAGTTAAGAGTTTTAAAAAATGGAATTACAGCCGCTACGTCAGGAGAACTAACGCCCTCAAACGGTGCTAACGATGGAAGTTACGTAGAATACGATGCAAACGTTAGTTTTTCAAAAGGAGATAGATTAAGATTTGCATATCAAAAAAGCGCAGGTAGTAAATACTGGCAAGGCGCAAGTGCAATAGTAGTATTGTCATTTAAATCAGTGTAAAACAAACAATTAACAAGTGATAATATAAATATAACCGGCTCGGGAAGAGCAATAACCAATGTCTAATTTAAAACCAAAACCAATGACATTATTTTACCAGACTAGTACGTGGAATAGTCAACCACAAATTACGGAAGAAACCAAATCAATTTGGGAGCATGTTGCTCAAAAAAAGAACTGGAGAATAGTTCATTTACCAAATGGATTCTACCAAACAGAATACCTAGATCCAAAAAAAGAAGAAAGTTGGATCGACGTAACGAGACGCGAAACAATTGAAGGTGCTGAATCAGCAATAGATGCTTCAATTAACCATTATGAGAAAAAATTAGCTCATATTCGTGGACCACAAGTCGTTAAAACCTTTAAGTAAACTATCAATTTAATTTAATCTAATCAAATATGGACGGAATCGTCAAAAATCTTAGCTTTGGAGACGAAGCTAAAAACAAAGTGTTTAAAGGAATAGAACAACTCACAAAAGCTGTTAGCTCCACGTTAGGAGCTAGCGGTAAATGTGTTATCATGGAAGACAATAACGGAAACCCTATTATTACAAAAGATGGTGTAACGGTAGCTAATTCAGTGATATTAAGAGACCCCGTAGAAAACATGGGTGCTACTTTATTAAAAGAAGCAGCAAGAAAAACAGTAAGAGAAGCTGGTGATGGAACTACAACAGCTACGGTGTTAGCTCATTCAATAATGAAACATGCTTATGAGGACGCTAGTTCTAAAGACAGTTTCAGAGAAATGAAAGACGGTATTTCATCAGGAGTTGAAAAAGTTATAGATTATTTAAAATCTATATCTATACCTGTAGAAGGAAATATGATAGATGATATAGCAACTATATCTACAAACAATGATAAGCAATTAGGCACATTAATAGCTGACGCTTTTAGAGCAGTTGGTGAAACAGGTGTTGTAACAATGGAACCATCAGATGGTGGAGTTACTGAAGTTGAAATTGTTGAAGGTGTAGAATATCATAAAGGATTTTGTCATGGAGAATTCATAACAGATAAAGAAAAAAACATATCAGAATTAGATAATGCTTTAGTTTTATTGATGGATTCAAAAGTAGATTCTATAAGACAAGTGCAACCAGTGTTGGAGCACGTTATCAAAAAAAACAAAGCCTTATTAATAATAGGTGACATTGAAGCAGGAGTACTATCTGCTTTAGTTATGAACAAGAAAAAAGGCAACATTAAAATAAACGTTGTTGAACCGCCTGCATTTGGATTAAGAAGAAAAGAAATTTTTGGAGATCTATCCTTGCTAACAGGGGCAACAGTTATAAATGAAGATTTAGGTGACGACCTTAGCGCGATACAAGTAGATTATTTAGGTAGCTGCGTTAAATCAACATCAACCCAAGATCAAACAATTATACAGATACATGAAGCTTCTGATGAGGTTGAAGATATAATTGCTACTATAAAAGAAGATTTAAAAAATAAAAACAAACCTCATATTCAAGTTGGGTTAGAACTAAGATTAGCTAGATTAAGCGCTAAAGTTGCTGTAGTTAAAATAGGTGCTAATTCTGATATTGAATTAAAAGAAAAAAGTGATAGAGTTGAGGATGCTATTTGTGCTACAAAAGCTGCTATTAAAGAAGGCATTGTACCAGGAGGAGGAATCGCTTTATTAAATGCTTCTAACATATTACAACCAATTTCTATTGGGGAAAAGATATTATTAAAAGCTATTAGGGCACCTTTTTTCACCTTACTAGCAAACGCTGGTATAGTTTTAACATCTGAAAAAACCGATTATTTGAAAAAATCAAAAGGTGAAGGATTAGATGTGGTTACAGGAAAAATGGTAAATATGGTGGAATTAGGTATTATAGATCCTTTGTTGGTAACTAAAAGTGCTTTAATAAACGCAGCTTCCGTGGCATCAACAATATTATCTACTGATTGTGTAATCAATAATATGAGAATAGATGAAAGCAATAGGTAGAAATTTAATAATAGAAAAAATAGAAGAAGGAACCACCGAGACAACAGGTGGTTTACTTTTAGCAGGATTACATAGAGACGATATAAGATACGTTAAAGCCAACGTAATAGAAGTAGGAGATGAAGTTATGGGTTTAAAAAAACAAGACCTTATATACTACGATAGACATGCTGGTCACAAGATTGAAATAAGCAATAAATCATACCACGTAATTAAAACACAAGATGTGGTTGTTGTTTTATGAAAAAGCTAGAAGCAGGAGATTTAAAAGATATGAACTTGCTAAAACATTACCGTATAATACGCAAATGGGCTTGTAAAAACAACAACTTACGTGAGTCTGATTTAGAACTATTAATATATTTAGATTGTATTGATTTATTTACTAAAAAAGATTTTGAAGCAGGTGTGTATTCCTACAGCTGGGATAATAGAAGATGGGCTAGGCTTATAAAAGAAGATTGGATTACTGTTTGGAGAAAAAGAAATAGAACCACTCAAACATATAATATATATAAAATATCTTTTAAAGGTAAGCAATTGATAAATAGGATTTATAAAACAATGTTGGGTAAAGAAAAAATTCCAACTAGTTCTAGAAGAAATAAAATAATGAAAGGTAAAACATATATGGATAAAGTTTTAATAACTTCTATAAAAAATGTAAATACCGATAAAAACAAATAACTATGGCAGGAGCAGCAGCAAGGGCATTAACAGGAGGCGGAGGTAACGCAGGAGCATCAGAAGAAGCAAGCGGCCCTTTCGGGGTAACAGCTGCAATGCTTGGTGGATCCTCAAATCTGGCTTTAAATTCCAGCAATATAGTTGGTGGATTTGGGCGTGGAAATATTGCAGGTAATGCAATGACACAAGCTCAACAAGCTGCACAACAAGCGCAAGCCGCTGGTGCAGGTAGTTCTGGAGAAGCCCAATCAAGTATGAGTTCAATTGGAAATATTGCTAGCGCAGTATCAAACCCTAAACTAGGAGATGCTGGTTTTGGTAATAAACTAGGAACTGGGAGTTACTCAGGTGGTGTTGAAACTAGAGGAATAATGGATGCAGCTCCGCCAAAATCAAGAGCTCAAGACATGTTAGGCCAATCACAAATGAAAGCAAGTCCTACTAGTGAACAAGCGTTTTCAAGACCCGAAGGCGCAATTGCAGGTATGTTTCAACCTCAACAAAGACAAGAAGAATTAACGTTCAATCCATCTAAAACAATTTAAATAACAAATTATGCATAATCAAAAATACGATCCTTCAATGGAAAAATTAAAGCCAGGACAAAAAGTAGGTGTAGTAGGTGAATCTCATTTATGGGATGGACCTTTAGACCAACAAGGAAGACCTCACGGTAAAGGTTCTAGCTCAGGAATAACAGGGATGCAAATATTAAAAGCACCAGTGCCTTATAAAGGTCTTAATGCTGTTTTATGTGCTCAAGGTAAAAAATATTAAAACTAAAAAAAATGGGAATATTTAGAACAACAGATACTTTTATAGGAAGAGCTATGCCTTTAACCGCAGGGTTAATTGGAGCTCCTAACGCTGCACCTGCGTGGGTTTTTGAAAATCAATCAGGTGTATTAGGAACTTATTTAAATGGTTCTGCATTATATGTAGGAGTAACTGGTGATATATCAGTTATATTACCTGGTGTTAGTTTAGGATCAGTTAGTGCATTAAGTTTACTATCTGGAGGAACTGGCTATACTAATGGCGCGCAAGTTAACATACCTACATTATGCTCTAATAATTTAGCATCGGGTTTAAATATAGACTCAACAGTAGCTGGTAATGCTATAGTTGATCCTACGATAGGTAACTCAGCTGGAAGCGGTTACAATGTAGGTGATATAGTTACTGTAAATGGCGCTGGAGGTACAAATGCAACAATCACTATAACAGCAGTAAACGACGGAGTACCAGTTTCCGCTCAAGCAATAACTTTTAAAGGAGTTCCATCTGGAACCATATTGCCAGTGGCTGTAGATTACGTAACAGCATCAACTGCAACAGATATAATAGTAGGAAGATAATGGCTAAGCCTTTTAAAATACAGACTATAATAGAAGAGTTACAAAACGCTTCTAAAATGCATCTTAGACAATCTAAAGAGCTTGCTTCTCATGCTAAAGACATGAATAAAAAAAGTCCCTTAAAACAAGACAAGAAGAAAAACGAAGTTAACCTAAGAGCTAATAGGAACACTAAAAAAAGTGAAACTGACGCGGGTAAATCTACTTCAAGCCTTAGTGGTGGAGTAGACTATAATAGAGGTAATTTAAATTTAAATGCTTCTGGTGATACGAATAAAAACTATAACGTTGGACTACGCTTGTCTAATAATAAGGGAAATATATCTGGAGGTGTTAACTATAACACGGGACAATTCGGTAGTAACATAGGTGGTAGTCTTAAAATAAAATTTTAACAAAATAATAAAAATGGAATCAGAAAAAGGATACACAGGACAGTACTCAGGTAATTATGCTAGACACACAAGAGTTACAAAAGATAATTACAAAGCTACTAGATCTGATGATATGCATCATATGAAATATCTTAAAGAAGATATAGAATATGATAATCATCACAATCATAGTGATCACAGTATGACAGAAGATGAGAAACACATATCTAAGTTAGCTGGTGATCTTAAGTACGATGACAAGAAATATAAATAAAACAGAGTAAACTGAAAAATCAAAAAAAACAAACCAAACCAAACAAAAAACAATTATCATGGTAAACAAATTTTTAAAATTTAACATTGTAGATCAAACAAATGCTGCATCGTTATTAACTGAAGGAATTCAATTAGTGAATTCTGACGACATTCAAAGCGTAGTGTACAACGCAGCAACAGGTGTAGTTTCTATTACACTAGATGGTGCTGTAAGTTTAAGCGCTGCACCAGTAGGGGCAGAATTATTTGCTGAGCAAACTTACGGAGCTAGAGTTATTTCTCTTGTAGTTAGTACATCTAAATCAGGAGCTCAAGCTATTCCAACAATTACTAACGGAGCTTCTGCGCCAGACAAAGCTATTTACGCTGCAATGACTGCTAATCCAGGAGGAATCCAGTCAACAGTTCAATTAGGTTCTGATCAAGCTGCTGCTCCATTACAAATGTGGTTCAAATCATTCGTAATAGCTACTGCTTCAATAGCTTAATATGAAATCTAGGGGATTAGGTGACAGTGTTGCTAAATTCACTGAAGAAACAGGAATTAAGGCCGTTGTAGATAAAATATCTAGCGGTCTTAATATTCCTTGTGGGTGCGAGAATAGAAGAAAAATATTAAATAAAATATTACCTTATAAATAACGATATGGAATCGAATAAACAACACGAACAAAACTTATTAAGTGTCAACCCTATTGCCAAAAGAGCTAACATAATGAGACACATGTCTCCTGTAATGCAATCGGCTAGTCAGGTTAAAGCTTTTGGTCCTAATGGAACAGATCCAAATCCTGGATTATTAGCTGGCATAGCTAAAGCTGGTCCAAAAATGGACAAAGGTTATGGTCCAAAAATGGGTAAAGGTGAAAAGCACTACTAAAACCGGATATTTAAAAAATAGCCCTGATGTTAATAAATCTCAAAATGTAATACAAGGAGGTCATATAACAATGAAAGGAGTTGAATTTAAAGTCTTAGGTATTGATGATAAAGGATATGCTAAAATTATGTATCCTGGTTATGACTACATATTTCCACATGCTAAGCATGTAACAGAAACACCTATAAAATAGTATGGGATATAAAATGAAAAAGGGTGGACTTAAAATGGATAACACCCCTATATATCAGGTAAAACTAGATGGTGCTTATGGTCAAGCTAATAAAAATGGATCTATAATAGTTAATGATTCTTTATTGCCAGAGGTTCAAGAAGACGTTGTGCGTCATGAAAAAGTGCACTTAGACCAAATGAAAAGAGGTGATTTAGATTATGATGAAAAATACGTATACTGGAAAGGAAAAAGATATCCAAGATCTATAATGGATGAAGGTAAAAAAAGTCTTCCTTGGGAAAAAGAAGCGTGGAGGGCAAATAAGTTAAAATACACGTAATAATATAAGTATACGAACTTAAAATCTAATCAAATGAAAAAATTACTATTAATTACCGCGTTATTTATAACATTTATAACAAACGCACAACACATATCAAATTTAGAAGGTGTTTGGAAAAACACTAACGATAGCACTACATATCTAACTATAATAGCAGTTGATATTGATGATACAGTAACTAGCGTTTATAATGTTAGTTTTGATCCAGATAAAACATCTGAAGAGAAAGAATTTCATGAGCAAATCTTAGAACAAGATTATGATTATGTAATTTCAACTCATTATATCAAAAGAAACGATTACGCTGTTACATCTAAACTTATATCAATAGACGAGTTTACCATGAAGAGAGTTATAAAAGGCTCTGTTGATGTAACTATATTTTACAAAAAAATAATTTAAACCAAACCAAACAAATAACAAAAAAAAACAATGGCATTTAAAATGAATCCGGGTCGAGGCCCAATGCAAAAAACAGGTAGAGGAATTCCACAAGCTTTCCAATCTCCGTTAAATCAAGCAAAGAAAAAAGATGTAATGAGCGGTGATCAATTACCTTCTTACACTGAAAACACTACTACTAGTAAGAACTCAGTTAGTGGGAGTGGTACTAGTACAAAATCAATGACTCAATCTAAAGAGTCCGCTTCTGGCTCTAGCAGTAATAAGAAAAAATCTTCGAAGAAACTACCAGGCTATGATAAAGCTTATGATGCTCTTAGTCCTAAGAAAAAATCTACACTTTCTCGTGAGCAGTTTACAGCAGATGCTAAAGCATACAACGCAAAAAAGAAAGCGGCGGCGGGAGATCCGGCTAAATCATCTAATGATAAGAAAAAAGTAGAATCTAGAGCAAAGAAAGATAGCTCTACTACTAGTTCAACAACCAGGTCAAAAACAACATCCCTTGGCACACAAACTAAGAATCAAGTTAAAGCAAAAGGAGTAGAAAAGAAAGGAAACGCTAGAAGTAAAAGAAGTGCAGAAAAACAAGCTGCAATAATAAGAGCTAAAAGCGATTCAACAAATGTGTCAAATAAAAGTAGAAAATTAAGTACAAGAGACGGTAAAATTCCTCTTAGAAAAGAAATTGCTGATAAAATAACCGCTAAAGCAAATGCAGCAGGAAGAAGATCTCTTAGAGGTGCATTAGGAAACGATGGAGCAACAAAAGCGTTTCCAAGTTATGGAACATCGTCAAATAAAGGAAATTCAGCTAAAGCTAGATCAGGAACTGAAGGCGGCGTTTTTACAGAAGAAGATTTTCAATAGGTGAAAAAAATAATTCAATGGCTTACAGGTGGCGTTATCAAAGAAATTGGTAACGTCATTGATAAGCTTACTACCACGGAGGAAGAAAAGCTTTTAATTAAAAAGCAGGTTCAAGAAATAATGGATAAAGCTAGGGTAAACGCTGAGTCTGAAATCACTAAACGCTGGCAAAGCGATATGAGATCAGATTCTTGGTTATCAAAAAATGTTCGTCCTATGGCTTTAATTTTTCTTTCTTTTATGACTATAGCCTTTATTTGGGTAGATAGTCACCATGAAATATCGTTTACGGTAGAGCAAGAATGGATAGGTTTGTTAAAACAATTATTGACAACTGTCTATATAGCTTATTTTGGTTCACGTGGAGTGGAAAAATTTAAAAGTATAAGTAATAATAATAAGTAAGTTTAACAATTAAATAAAATCTAATAATGAGTAAAGTAAAAGAAATGGTAAAAGCAATGATTAGCAAAGAACAATTGAAAGTTGTTACTGATCAGCAAAGTAAATTAAATGAAATACTAAGAACCTTAGGGGTTTTAGATGTTCAAAAAATGAACCTTCACGATAAAGTTAAGGAAATTTCTAAAGAAATTGAAGTTACTAAAAAAGAACTAGAAGACGAGTATGGTCAAATAAACATTGATCTTAAAGACGGTTCTTATACTGACATCGAAAAAGAAGATGAAAAATAATATAAGAAAAATTAGTATTGGGTCAGATTACAAAAATGATGCTATGCATTATTCTGTAGGTCAACAAGTATATGGAGGTCATGAAATATCACATATACTTTTTGAAGACTCAGACAATTCTTATAATATACATATTAAAAAAAACAACGACATATTGCCATGGAAGAAATTTAATTCTAACATGGCGATATCCGTTGAATATGATCTTGAATACTAGTGAGAAGTTTATACGACTTTATAGTTAGACCTGTTGGAGAAGAATATGATAATAAGATTCTTGTCGGTGATAAAGAAATTGTATTAAATACTAAAATTGAAAGTTTTAAATTTGTCAACAATGTAGCGGAAGTTATAGAAGTGCCAGCGGCATTTAACACTCCTGTAAAAAAAGGCGATTTTGTAATTATTCATCATAATGTATTTAGAACTTTCTATGACGTTAAAGGTACTAAAAAGAAAAGTAGATCATCTTTTATAGATGGTATGTATTTCTGTGCATTAGATCAAGTTTATCTTTATAAGAGAGATAGCAAATGGAAATCTATTAATAATAGATGTTTCATTAAACCGTTAAAGTCTAACGATGACTTAGAAAACACTAAAGAACAAAAGCTTATTGGTATACTAAAAATAGGTAATAGTTCGTTAGATGCTTTAGGAATAACCGAAGGAGACACTGTTGGTTATACACCTTACGGAGAATACGATTTTCTAGTAGAGAAAGAGCGTTTATATTGTATGAAATCAAATGATATTGTAATCAAATATGAAGATCAACGAAACAAAAAAGAATATAATCCAAGCTGGGCAAATAGCGGTTGAAGAACTAATTAAAGTTGCGAAAGAAGCTATTGTAGATTCTGACGAAGATATATCTGCTGATCGTTTAAAAAACGCGGCAGCTACTAAGAAATTAGCTATATTTGATGCTTTTGAAATATTAGCAAGAATACAATTGGAAGAAGATTTATTAAACAATAAACCAAAAGAAGCTAAAGAAGAAAAAGCTTTTAAAGGTTTTGCAGAAGGTAGATCTAAAAATGTATAAGCAAAGTTTATACAAAGTCTTAAAAGACTGCGTAGAGCCTAAAGTTCTTAATAGAATGAATAGGTATAAAAAATGGGATTATGGTTATAATAAAGAACACGACTTAATAGTTATAAGCAAAACAGGTGAAATTGACGAGATTTATGAAATACAAAATCTTAAAATAGCTTTACCTAAACAAAAAGATGTTTTTAACTTTGAAAAAGATAAATGGACTTATACATCATACCCAAAAGAATTAAATAGAATCAAATCTGTGTTTGACTGGGAAGAATACCCTTCAGACTTTAAAGAAAAATGGTATGACTATATTGACAAAGAATTTACAAGGCGTGAAGAAGGTTTTTGGTTCACTAATAAAGGTGTTCCTACTTACATTACTGGCACTAATTATATGTACCTGCAGTGGTCCAAAATTGATGTTGGGCAGCCGGACTTTAGGGAATCAAATAGATTATTCTACATTTTCTGGGAAGCCTGCAAAGCAGACGCACGGTCTTATGGAATGTGTTATCTTAAAAACCGTAGGTCAGGCTTTTCATTTATGTCCTCAGCTGAATCAGTCAACCTTGCTACGATATCAACGGATTCACGGTACGGAATATTGTCCAAATCTGGTGCCGATGCTAAGAAGATGTTCACAGATAAGGTTGTACCCATCTCCGTTAATTATCCCTTCTTTTTCAAACCGATTCAGGACGGAATGGACCGTCCAAAGACCGAACTTGCCTACAGAGTCCCTGCCTCCAAATTCACACGTAGAAAACTTGATTCCAATAAAGCCCAAAAAGAGATTACCGGTTTGGACACCACCATCGACTGGAAGAACACGGGGGACAATGCCTACGATGGAGAGAAGCTCAGGCTCCTCGTCCATGATGAAAGCGGGAAATGGGAAAGGCCCAACAATATCCAAAACAACTGGAGGGTTACGAAAACCACCCTCAGATTAGGTAGTAGAGTTATTGGAAAGTGTATGATGGGATCAACATCAAACGCTTTAGATAAAGGAGGTGCAAACTTTAAAAAACTATACAATGCTTCAGACGTTACAAAGAGAAATGCCAATGGACAGACTGGTTCAGGACTCTATTCTTTGTTCATTCCTATGGAGTGGAACTACGAAGGATACATTGATTCTTATGGCCTACCTGTCTTCGACACACCAAAGAAAGAAGTAGAAGATCCTCATGGTAATAAAATTAAAACAGGTGTAATTGAGTATTGGCAAAATGAAGTAAATGGTTTAAAGGAAGATCAAGATGGTTTAAATGAATTTTATCGCCAGTTTCCAAGAACCGAAGAACACGCGTTTAGAGATGAAGCGAAGTCTTCTTTATTTAATCTAACTAAGATATACCAGCAAATAGATTGGAATTCTGATTTGAAAAATAGCGGTATAATCACACAAGGTGGTTTTCATTGGGTTAATGGAGTTAAAGATACTAAGGTTGTTTTTAAACCAAGCAAGCAAGGTAGATTTTTCGTATCATGGATACCTTCTTTAGATATGCAAAATAGTGTAATATTTAAAAATGGATTAAAATGGCCAGGTAATGAGCATGCTGGAGCATTTGGATGTGATAGTTACGATATATCAGGTACAGTCGATAACAGAGGTTCTAATGGAGCTCTTACTGGGTTAACTAAATTTAGCATGGACCACGTTCCACCTAATCACTTTTTTTTAGAGTACATAGCTAGACCACAAACCGCTGAGATATTTTTTGAAGATGTTTTGATGGCTTGTGTTTTTTATGGAATGCCTATATTGGCTGAAAATAATAAACCTAGGTTATTGTATTACTTTAAAAGAAGAGGTTATAGAGGTTACTCAATAAATAGACCTGATAAAAAATATAACAAACTATCAACAACAGAGAGAGAAATAGGTGGAATACCTAATTCTAGTGAAGATATAAAGCAAGCACACGCAGCCGCTATAGAGTCATATATAGAGGATCACGTTGGTTTGAAAGAAGATGGAGAATATGGAGATGTATATTTTCAAAGAACATTAGAAGATTGGGCTAGGTTTAATATTAATAATAGAACTTCTCATGATGCTTCAATTAGTTCTGGATTAGCTATAATGGCTTGTAACAAGAATAAATATAAACCAAATCCTGAATTTAAAAGACCGTCGTTTAGCTTAGGTTTTAAAAAATATAATAATGAAGGTACATTATCACAAATAATTGAATAAATGAAAATATATACTAATTCAAATAGTGCTTTTCCAAGTCAGGTAGTACCAGACGCGGAAAAAGCTTCATGGGAGTATGGATCTCAAGTAGCATCCGCTATTGAAACAGAGTGGTTTAATCAAGGCAGAACTAATGGTAATAGATATCTTACTAGTTGGAATAATTTTCATAATCTAAGATTATACGCAAGAGGAGAACAGTCTGTTCAAAAATACAAAGATGAATTATCTATTAATGGAGATTTGTCTTATTTAAATTTAGACTGGAAACCAGTACCGGTGATATCTAAATTTGTTGATATAGTAGTAAATGGTATTTCTAATAAAGAATTTGACATAAAAGCTTTTTCTCAAGACCCTGAGTCAGTAAAGAAAAGAACTAATTATGCTGCTGCAATAGCTGAAGACATGTATGCTCAAGAGTTAATGCAAATGGCTAAAGATAATCTCGGCATAGATACAGGTCAATCTAACATGCCGGCAGATCAACTACCTAAAACTAAAGAAGAGCTAGAACTGCATATGCAGCTTTCTTATAAGCAATCTATAGAAATAGCAGAAGAAGAAGCAATAACAACTACCTTAGCAAAAAACAGATGGCCACTAACAAAACGTAGATTAAATGAAGATCTAGTTGTATGTGGTATAGCTTGTTCAAAAACTAGCTTTAATAAATCAAACGGCATAGTAGTTGACTATGTTGATCCAGCTCATATAATATACTCATATACTGATGATCCAAACTTTGAAGACATATACTATGTTGGAGAAGTAAAATCAATTACAATACCTGAACTTAAAAAACAATTTCCAGACATATCTGATAAAGAATTACAAAGAATTCAAGAGATGCCAGGTAATAGACAATATATAACTGGTTGGGGAAATTATGACGCTAATACAGTGCAGATAATGTATTTTGAGTATAAAACATACATGAATCAAGTATTTAAATTAAAATACAATGATAATGGCTTAGAGAAAATTATTCAAAAAACAGATGAATTTAATCCACCAGAAGCTGATACGTATGATAAAGTTTCAAGAAGTATAGAGGTATTGTACTCAGGTGTAAAAGTTTTAGGTACTAACACTATGCTTAAATGGGAATTAGCGGAGAACATGACAAGACCTTCTTCTGATTCTACTAAAGTTGAAATGAATTATGCTATATGTGCGCCTAGGATGTATAAAGGACGTATAGAATCTTTAGTAAGTAAAATAACTGGTTTTGCTGACATGATTCAAATAACACATTTAAAAATGCAACAAGTACTGTCTAGAATGGTACCAGACGGTGTATTTTTAGATATGGATGGTTTAGCTGAAGTTGACCTAGGTAATGGAACTAATTACAACCCAGCAGAAGCACTAAACATGTACTTCCAAACTGGTTCTATAGTTGGTAGATCACTTACCCAAGATGGTGAATTAAACAGAGGTAAAGTTCCTATTCAAGAACTAACTTCCTCAGCTGGTAGCGCTAAGCTTCAAAGTTTAATAATGACTTATAATTATTATTTACAAATGATAAGAGACGTCACTGGGCTTAATGAAGCTAGAGATGGAAGCATGCAAGATAAAGATGCGTTAGTAGGTATAGCTAAGATGGCCGCTAATCAATCAAACATAGCAACTAAACATATTAATCAAGGTAGTTTGTTTTTAGCTCTTAGAATATGTGAAAACATATCTTTAAAAATGGTTGATGTATTGAATTTTCCATTAACAAAAAATGCTTTAATAGAAAGTATATCGTTATTTAACGCAAATACTTTAACTGAAGTTTCTAATTTAAATTTACACGATTTTGGTATATTCCTAGAACTCGAACCTGATGACGAAGAAAAAGCTCAGCTAGAAAACAACATACAGATATCATTACAAAATCAAGGTATAGATCTAGAAGACGCTATAGATATAAGACAAATAAAGAATTTAAAATTAGCAAACCAACTGTTAAAACAGAAAAGAACTAAAAAATTACAAAGAGATCAAGCTAATCAAGAAAAAATGATTCAAGCTCAAGGTCAAGCTAACGCACAGGCTTCAGAAGCCGCGGCTATGGCTGAAGTTCAAAAAAATCAAGCGTTAACACAATCTCAAGTGCAGGTTGAACAAGCTAAGTCTCAATTCGAAATAGAAAGAATGCAGACAGAGCTTTCGGTTAAAAAACAATTAATGGCTCAAGAATTTGAATACCAAAAACAATTAGCTCAAATAAAGCTAGGTGTTGAAGGTGATAAAGAAAAACAAATTGAAGACCGAAAAGATAAAAGAGTTAAATTACAAGGAACTCAACAAAGTCAATTAATAAATCAACGACAAAACGATTCAGCTCCAGTCGATTTTGAGGGTGGAGACTCATCGCAACTAGGTACGTTTGGTTTACAAAATATAATGCCGCCTAGTTAACTATTTAATAATTATATAATATTTTATCATGTCAGAAGAAACAAAAACAAATGAACCCGTGAAACAAGAGGGTGACTTTAAGATTAAAAAAAGAAAACCTAAAAACTTAGGTTTAGAAACTAAAAACAACAACATAACGAAAGTAGATCTTTCAAAAGCAGAAGCAACTGGTGAAATTATGCCTGATGTGGTAAAAATTAACATACCTGCAGACGCGTTAAAAACAGAAGAAGATGCCATTCAAGTCGGAGAAACAACGAAAGTGGATGTGGAAGAACAAACCGGAGATAGCGCTAGAGTGGACGAACAAATACCAGAGCCCAAACAAGTTGTTGAAGAAGTTTCACCAATCCAAGAAATAACAGAAGAAGACAAACAAGAAGTAAGTCAAATATCTAAAGACATAGCCGAGGCTAAAAGAGATGAAAAGGTTCTTGGTAAACCATTACCAGAAAACATCAACAAGTTAGTTTCTTTTATGGAAGAAACAGGTGGATCTGTCCAAGATTACGTAGCTTTAAATAAAGACTATAGTAAGTACAGTTCTAAAGATGTTTTAAAAGAATATTACACAAAGGCAAAACCTCACTTAGATCAAGAAGAAATTGGTTTCTTAATGGAAGACAATTTTGAATTTGACGAAGATGTAGACGAGCCAAGAGATATACGTAAGAAGAAACTTGCGTTTAAGGAAGAGGTTGCGAACGCTAAAAGCTATTTAGAAAGTTCAAAGAGTAAATATTACGATGAGATCAAGTTGAGACCAGGCGTAACTCAAGAACAGCAAGAAGCTATAAGCTTTTACAACCAATATAAAGAGCAGCAAAAAACTGCAACACAATTACATGGTGATTTTAGAGATCGTACTAAAAAATTATTTAGCAATGAATTCAAAGGTTTTGATTTTAACGTTGGAGAAAAGAAATTTAGATACGGAATTAAAGATCCTGGTAAAGTTGGAGAAACACAGGTGGATGTAAGCAACTTTGTTAGTAAGTATACTGACGATAAAGGTGGTTTAGTAGATCCAGCTGGTTACCACAAAGCAATGTATGCTGCTATGAATGCGGATAAATTAGCTAGTCATTTTTATGAACAAGGAAAAGCTGATGGCATTAAAAATGTTATTAGTGGATCTAAGAATCCATCTCAAGACGGACCTAGGCAAGTTGCCGATGGTAATGTTTTTGTAAACGGATTAAAAGTAAAATCAATTAGTGGATTAGACTCATCAAAATTAAAAATTAAAACAAGAAAGTTTAACTAATTAAAATTAAAAAATTATGGCATTAGCTCCACAATTTGGGTCGATAGTACCCTCGCAGTCGCAACAAGCGCTGCAAAACAACTATTTAAATTTTACAAACGGGACAAATGATTTTGCACAACAATATTTACCAGAGCTTTATGAGCAAGAAGTAGAGCGTTATGGAAACAGAACTTTGTCAGGTTTCTTAAGAATGGTTGGCGCTGAAATGCCAATGACTTCTGATCAAGTAATTTGGTCTGAACAAAATAGATTACACATTGCGTATAACGCTTGTACATCTGTATCTGCTGCTGGAACAATTACTATTCCTGTAACAGCTGCAAATGTTGCAAACCCAATACTAAACGTTATATCTCCTGGTGCAACAATTGTTGCTATGGATCAGTTTGGTGGAGAAGCAAAATGCTTCGTTAGAACATCTGACACTCGTCCGGGTGGTGGTGCTGGTAATCCAGGACAGTTAATTGTAGAACCTTATGGTTTTGCTACATTAGCTTTAGCTGGTATAGCAGATTCTGCTAATATCAAAATATTTGTATACGGTTCTGATTTCCAAAAAGGAACTTCTACAGGTAACGCTGGATCAGCTGCAAATACTTACGCTGCTGCAAACAACCCTATGGTTACTGTAGATCCTACCTTTACTCAATTCAACAACTCTCCTATTATAATTAGAAGTACTTACACTATCAATGGTTCTGACACTGCTCAGATCGGTTGGGTAGAAGTTTCTACTGAAGATGGAACTGGAGGATACTTATGGTATTTAAAAGCTGAATCTGAAACTAGACTACGTTTCGAAGATTACTTGGAAATGGCAATGGTTGAAGGTGAATTAAGTGCTGGTGGACCTGCTGCTTTAGTGGCTCAGTCTGGAGGTACTCAAGGTTTATTTGCTGCAATTCAAGCAAGAGGTAATGTGCAAACAGGATTTACAGCTGCTGCTGGATTAGATTCTTTTGATGCTATCTTAAAGAATTTAGATACTCAAGGAGCAATTGAAGAAAACATGTTATTCTTGAACAGATCTACTGCTCTTGATTTTGACGATATGTTAGCTTCTATCTCTGGAGGATTCTCTGGAGGTACTGCTTTCGGATTATTTGAAAATTCTGAAGAAATGGCATTGAACTTAGGTTTCTCTGGTTTCAGACGTGGATCTTACGATTTCTACAAAACTGACTGGAAATACTTAAATGATGCTTCTACTCGTGGAGCAATAGTAGGACCTGCATCTATTGAAGGTGTATTAATTCCTGCTGGAACTTCTACGGTATATGATCAAATCTTAGGAACAAACATTAGAAGACCATTCTTACACGTTCGTTACAGAGCTTCACAAGCTGATGACAGACGTATGAAGTCTTGGTTAACTGGTTCTGTAGGTGGTGCTTTCACTTCATCTTTAGATGCAATGGAAGTAAACTTCTTATCTGAAAGATGTTTAGTAACTCAAGCTGCAAATAACTTCGTGTTATTTAAAGGAATCTAAGGATTCAAATTATGTAATTTTTACCCTCGTTATAACTACGGGGGTAACTATTACTTTTAAACTATTAAATTATATTATATTATGTCAAAAGAAAAATCAACTCAACCAGAAGGTTGGGAAATTAAAGATAGAAATTACTATCTTACAGGTAATGAATCACCATTAACCTTTACAATACCTAGTAAACATACTAGAAAACATCCTTTACTTTATTTCGATGAAGCTACAGGAACACAAAGAGAATTAAAATACGCAACAAATCAATCATCAGTATTTGTAGATGAGCAAAAAGGTGAAGCAACAATGGGCCATATAACTTTTAGAGATGGTACCTTAGGTGTTCCTAAAGCTCAACAAAATTTACAAAAAATGCTTTCTTTATATCACCCACTTTCTGGGCATAGATTCAAAGAACTTAAGCCACAAGAAAACGCTATATCTGAATTAGCAATTATTGAGTGGGAAATTGAAGCATTATTAGCTGCTCAAGATATGGAAATTGACCAAGCTGAGGCAGTACTTAGAGTTGAGATGGGTACAAGCGTTAATAAATTAAGCTCTAAAGAAATTAAAAGAGATTTACTTTTGTTTGCTAAATCAAATCCACAGTTGTTTATGGAGTTAGCAAGAGATGAAAATGTTCAATTAAGAAATTTTGGTATTAAAGCAGCGGAAGCTAGGATAATAACCTTATCACAAGACCAACGTACGTTTACTTGGACTAGTAATAAAAAGAAATTAATGACAGTTCCATTTGAAGAAAATCCTTACGCAGCTTTTGCTGCTTTCTTGAAAACAGACGAAGGTGTAGAAATATATAAGTCTATCGAGAAAAAACTTAAATAACATGTAATACTAATATAGGGCTCGTTTACTCGGGCCTTTATATTATAATAAACAAATAAAAATGGCAATAAACGTAGATCAAGTTTATAAAACAGTCTTGTTAATAATAAATAAGGAACAAAGAGGTTATCTTACACCTAATGAGTTCAACAAGTTAGCTGCTCAAGTTCAACTTGACATACTAGATACTTATTTTGAAACTATAAATCAACAACTACGAGTGCCACAAAACGAGAGCGAATATGGTGATCGTTATAAAACAGTACAAGAAAAACTAGATGTTTTTAAAAAAATAGGCAATTGTACATTTAATGCCGCAGCTGGTACGAACCCAGCTTTTTTTACGCTGCCCACCTCTTCTGGCGCAGCTAGTGGAACACAATTATTTTCCACTGTAACAAATCAAATAACATATCCTTTAACAACTGTAACACAAAGTCAGGTAGAAAACAGCACTGTAGTAGTAACATACTTAGGGGTTGCATATACTAATTTTACTATATCTGGTGGAGTATTTAGTTTAACAGCTGGATCTTTACCCACGGGTGCTGCTAATAATATAGTTATAACTTTGTTTCCACAAGATTTTTATAAATTAGGAACAATACTATATAGAGATGATAGAATAGCAGAACCAGTACAAAGAAATGAACTAGCGCTTCTCAATATGTCTTCATTGACTAAACCAGCAGAGCAGTTTCCTGTTTATTTATTTCAAGAAAATAAAGTAATTATATATCCTCAATCAATAAATAGTCAGGTTCAAGCTACTTATATTAAAAAACCAGCAGATCCAAGTTGGAACTTTAGTTCTGCAACTGGTTATTATGTTTGGGATCCAGCTACTTCTGTTAATTTTGAATTAGATATTACAGAGCAAGTTAACGTGATAATACAAATATTATTGTATGCAGGTATTGTGATAAAAGATCCAACCATAGTTCAAGCAGCGGCTAGTGAAATAGCTCAAGAGCAACAAAACGAAAGAAATTAATAGAAAATGGCAATACAACCAACAAATAACGGGATAGTAACAGAAAACTCTCAGCAATATTATCAAGGTTCACAAGAATTTAGAGGCGCTGCTGTGCCTGCAAATGGTCAGATTTTTATAACTGACTTTGATAGTGGCTTGATATTGGGAAGCGCTACTAGTTGGAGTCCTAATGATGTAGATTATGGTTTAAATAATTTTAAAGTATACACTAGCTCAACAGGTTTAGCTGGATCTTGGAGCCAATGGGTTACAGAAATAGTAGTCACTAATGACAACACTATAACTTTAACTACAGCTTCACCGGTAGCCAATGCCTATATAGTTGTTCAATTGACTATATTAACTGGTGGTAAATACGCTTCAACAGAAGCTGAAAAAGCTTATGGACAAACCGTTGAAGATAATTATGGAGGTTATCAATATATTAAATTAAACGAAGTAGTAAATAATTTTATGATTGCTTATGTTGGCCAAAGTAAATTGATACCAAACGTAAAAAGAACAGATGTAATTTTTCACACAAAAAGAGCAATGCAAGAATTTAGCTACGATACTTTAAAAAGTATAAAGCAAGCAGAGCTAACAGTACCTAACGAGTTAACTATAGTCTTACCTCAAGATTATGTAAACTATGTAGATATATCTTCTATAGACGCTTTAGGTGTTAAACGTCCTTTGTACCCAGTAAATAACCTAACAACAAGCCCTTACTATACTCAAGCTCAAGATTCAACTGGTATACCTACACAAGATCAATGGGGTAATGATTTAGAAGGTACTTCAATCACACAAGAAAGATGGCATAATGCTAACCAACAATTTATTAACGGTAACTTTACTAATGACTTTACAAATGATATGTGGGCTTATAATTGGGGAGGCTTAGGTAGCACTATAGGATCTGGCTATGGCCAAATGTATGGTATGGATCCGCAATATTCTCAAATGAATGGATGGTTTAACATGAATGAAAGAGAAGGTAAAATATCATTCTCAAGCAATTTAGTTGATCAATTAATAATATTAGAATATATATCAGATGGATTAGCTTTTGATTTAGACAGCAGAGTTCCTAAAATGGCTGAAGAAGCAATGTATGCTTACATACTACACGCGATAATTTCAACTAGAATAAACCAACCTGAGTACATAGTTCAAAGACTAAGACGTGATAAAAGTTCTAAATTAAGAAATGCTAAAATAAGACTATCTAACATAAAGCTTGATGAAATAATTCAAACAATGAGAGGTAAATCTAAATGGATAAAATAACTATACATGGCAGAAGCTAAAAACAGTTTCATCAAATCTAAAATGAATAAAGATTTAGATGATAGACTTGTACCAAATAACGAATACAGAGATGCTTTAAACGTAGCTGTATCTAGATCAGAAGGAAGTGATGTTGGAGCTTTAGAATCTATACTTGGTAACGAGATGATAATTGATGCATCTAATATTAAGGCACAAGTAATAGGAGTTAAAGTTGATCAAACAAGAGCGTTAGCTTACTACTTTTTAAGTGATTATAATGGAACCGGCAAAGCGCCTTTAAGCTCTTACTGTGCTATAGCTGTATTTAATACATCTAGTAATTCTAGTCAAGTATTAGTTTCTGGAAGTTGGCTAAATTTTTCTAAGAAATCCATAATGACTGGTATTAGTTTAATAGAAGATCTTTTGTTTTTTACTGACAATAGAAATCAACCTAGAAAAATAAATGTAACAAAAGACTTTGGATACTATACTAGCGAAGATCAAATATCTGTAGCTAAATTCGCACCTTACAAAGCGCCTGAGTTTATAGATCTAAGATCTACAGCAGCACTTAAGCCATCTACAATGTCAGATGCTAGCGATCCTCTTCAAACTACAATAAATTCAGTTGTTTTTTCAGCTGTAAATTTAAATACTTCTAAATACAGAAATGGTGAAACTATACCTGAAGCTCAAGATGCATCCGCTTGGAGTGATGCCGCTACAAACAAACAAGGAGCTTGGTGTTATTATGAAAACTCTTTAGCTAATGGCTCTGTTTATGGTAAACTATATAATAGATACGCTGTAGAAGACACTAGAGGCTTAGCACCTGTTGGCTTTTCTGTAATAAGCACTGGAGTTTATACAAGTGACATTGTAACTGGTACCGGTGGTGCAACTCGGTTAAAATCACAAACAACTTGGGATGCTTTACCAGGGACAAATACCACAGGTTTTAATGTTAAAGCTGGAGGTTATAGAGATGTTAGTGGTTTTGCTGGATTAGGAACTAGTGCTCGACTGTGGGCTAAAGATGACTCACCTGTTTCTCCTATAGCAGCCACTGGTAATTATGTAGAAATGACTTCAACAAATCAAGATGATGCGATACTAAGTGCAGCTCCTGATGCTGACAGTTTTAACGGGTATTCTGTTAGACTTCAAAAAGATTCTGCATATAATGGCTGGAACGGTGATCCAGATTATTTAACAGATAAATTTGTAAAATTCAGTTATAGATTTAAATACGATGATAATGAATATTCTGTTGTAGCTCCTTTTAGTCAAGATGTTTTTATTCCAGAACAAGAAGGTCAATTTTTAAACGACGACGAGACAAAAGCTTTTGTTTCAACTGTTGTAGAGTTTATGCAGAATGTTGTAAACAATGCTGTTTTAAACATAGAATTACCTAGTCTAGATGTTTTAATTGACTACAAAATAAAGGGTATAGATATATTATTTAAGCAATCAGATAGACAAGCTTATCAAATTTTAGACTCTGTTGTTATTGACCAAACATTTATAGATAACTTAAACAATACTAATATATATCAATACGATTATCAATCAACATTACCTATTAAAACTTTACCACCTGGTGAAGCATCTAGAGTGTTTGATAAAGTTCCAGTCACAACTTTAGCTCAAGAAACTTCTGGTAATAGAGTAATGTACGGCAACTTTGTTCAAGGAAAAAGTGGTCAAAAAGGTTTAGATTATTATGTGGATATTGTAGATAAAAGTAATCAAGTTTTTGAAGAATATCCTCAGCATTCTTTAAAGCAAAATAGAAACTACCAAGTAGGTATAATACTTGCTGATAAATTTGGTAGACAAACAGATATAATATTGTCTAATTATGATAATTTATTAGATTCTGTTGGAGATCCACAACCAGGATCAAATGTTTTTAGTGATTACAGTAACGTTTCATTCAACGGCTCTGTAGCTGGGTGGCAAGGAGATAGTTTAAATCTTAATTTTAACAGTTTAATACCTGAATCCGCAAACGCAAACAATGTTGGTGGTTATCCTGGCGCTTATGCTGTAGGTAACTATTACACTATATCCGTTTCTTCTTTAAATTTCCCTATATTTTTTAGAGACTTATCAACCCAGTCTATAACAGCTACCGCCGCTCAAACGGTTTTTACGTTTAATGGAATAACAAATTGGGCTGTAGCGGCTAATACTTATAGTGTTTATAAAAATCAAAATGATGGATTTATTAAACTAACTGAAGGCGCAACAAATGATTATACTATAGCTGACGATGGTAGTGGTAGTCCAGTTGTAACACTTGTTACAGGTGCAAGCGTTGGTAATGTTATTAAGTTTGAATTATTATTTACTGAAAACAATTACTATAAGTACCAAACAGGCACAACAGACTCAACAAAACCTTTGTTTGCAGAATTTGCTGAATTTTATAGTAAGTACTTTCTTATAGGTAAAGAATTTGCAGGATTATTTACCGACTATGTTAATATAGAAAATGTTAACCCTTTACCTGGAACTAACTTACCAACGTCTGTTGAATTATACACTAACGGTGAGGTTGCTGAAAAATATTTATTTGATCAGACAGCAACTGGAAGACCAGAACCTCGTTTGTTAGCTAGTGAATTACCTAGAACGTACGCCACTTATGATATAAATGTAGATGGGTTTTATAGTTTTAGAATAGGTATCAAACAACAGCAACAAGATTATTACAACGTATATCTTCCTGGTATTGTAAATGGATATCCAATAAACGGCTCTATTTTAGAGCAAGGTGAAACTGCGTTTACTACGTTAGTATCTGATAATATAAACAAAATTCCTAGAAACTTACAAGAAGTTGGTCCTTTACAAAATCAATTTACTAGCGACGAGAGAATGTTTGGTAGAGTTACAAACACCGTTGATGTAACCACTGGTGGTGTTACATATAGAAACACTCAGTTCGACCCATCTTCTTCTGCAGATGATGTAGATTTAATTGGTACTATTAGCGACGTTTTTCCTAGCTTAGAGTTTAACGCTGCTACTGTTGACAAAGGAAACCCTTTTTGCATATATGATTTTGATACAAAGCCTTACGTGGCTAAGATATCTACTCAATTAGCTATAGGTGTTACTGAAGATTTATTTGGAACTCCAGTAGCAGGGTACGAGTATCCTAGCGTTATGGGATTAGCTATATTTGAAACTACTCCTTTTATTTCTCAATTAGAATTGTTTTATGAGGCTACAACCACTGGTTTAATATCTGATTTAAATTATGGAATTCAAAATACTACAGGTGGAATAAATGGTATAAGTATAGGTGACGCTACTTTCTCAGAATCAGCATTTAGTGGAACTCGTGTAACCTCTGACTTTTTTCCAACAAGTGGCGGTCAAATAGATCCTACGTACAACGCTGTATTGTTATCTGCTTTTAATTACTCGTATGGTACTACAAATTTAAATGCTACTAACTACGCTACTCCAGGTGTTAATCAAAGGTTTTCTTTACAACCTGGCTCCGCAAATGGTAGTTACAAAATACAAACAGAGTCTACTTTTTACGCTGGTTCGATAAATGAACAAGGAACTGATGTAGAATATGCTGGAAAATATCTTGCTACAATAAGATTTACTAACGCGGCTGGTGTTGTTGTTGATCAAACTATAACGCTTCAACTTGTTAATTCAGCACCTACTATTACACCAACAGCAAATCCTAATCCAACAGGATTTCCTAATAATGAAGCATTGTTTTTGACAAGCAATTCTCCAAAAGGTTATAATGGTAGTGCTGCTGATCCTTCAACGACTGGTGTACCAGGAAATGCTAACTGGGCAACATTTGATCCACCTGGTTTTGGTTGGAGTATTCAATCTATACAAACAACAAGCCCTGCGAATCCACCTGTAATAACACAATACACTACACCAGCAACTATAATACAAGTAGCTAAACTTGCAGCAAATCAAACTGTTGCCGGTGATGCTTTAAGGTTTCAATTAAACTCTGTTAATGGCAATGCAAACACTCCAGGCTTTGCCTATGTGATAGTTATGAAACTAACAGATACTAGAGGAGCTTCAACTACTACAACCATAGGTTATAGCGTTGCGGCTGCAACTTATGCAAACACTGAAGTAGCTATGACATATTATACTTCTGGAACAGGTTTTACCAATGTCGATACAGGTATGACTCAAAACCTTCCGTTGGCTGCTATTGCAACAGGTGTTAATAATCCTGTTCCTCCCAGATTTATAGGTCAAATTCAGAACTGGACAACTGGTGATGTATATATATCAGCTAGAATGTCAGTAAGTCCAGGCGTAGGTGTGGCTAGTAATGGTTTTTCAGCTAGAATTGGAAACGTAGCAAGAGCTGACTTCCCTAGTGGTGGTACTATAGGTGAAAGACTAGATGGTGTTAATAACACGGGTGCTGGGTATTCACTTTACAATGCTACGGTATTCAACTGTAATCCACAAGGGGTAACAGGACCTTTTGAATTCTGGACTGGTACTTTTATGAAATTAAAAAAGTTTGACGCTAATGATGGAAGCCCTGCAGGTAACACCCTTATAAACGCTGGCGTTAGACCAGGTCAAAGAAACGTTGGTGGAGGTTTAGGTAATTATGATTTTGTAGATTGCGCTGTTGTTAATTTTGCTGCTAGTATATCTGGTGGTAGTCCTGACAGTAGTGGTCAATTACCTCCAAACAGCAGAACTTCTCTTGTAAATACTTTCTTTCCTAGAGTAGAGTTTTTCTGGTCGCCAAATTTTACAGCTACAGGGCAAGCACCTACAGCAAGCACACGCGTAAACTTAGCTAGTTTGATTGATGCTCCGCAATTACCTTTTTATCCAGATGCAATAGGAGGTTCAAATTTTGCAAATTCTCCCTCGGCAAATACTCTTGTTCCTGACGCGGCACAAGGACCAACAGGTAACTAGGTTAATAATAAAAAAAACAAGTAATAATAATATATATGGGCTTCCAGATTCAAGTAAAATACTATAATACTTATGTATTAAAAAGATTGGCAGTGTCTTCGATTCAGGATAGAAACTGGTATATTGAAGAAGCTAGAATAAGAGGTGGATATAATAATGTTCAAACTGGTCTGTCTCCAAGAGCTTTTTTGGTTTCTGAAAATAACGCTCAAGAAACTTTAAGTAATTCTATTATATACTCTGGAATATTTAATTCTAGAACTGGTATAAATCAATCTAACCAATTTCCTTCTGGACAAGATATAACTAGAACCGTAGATCCTTCTAAAGGTAGTATACAAAAGTTGTATGCAGAAGATACTAACTTAACTATATTTCAAGAAAGAAAAGTGAACAGAGCTTTGATAGACAAAGACGCGATTTATACTCAAGAAGGAGTACCTGTTCAAACAACCTCAAATGTTGTAATTGGTGCAATAACTCCATATGCTGGAGAATTTGGTATTTCAACTAATCCTGAAAGTTTTGCTGTGTATGGATATAGAAAGTATTTTACAGATGCAACACAAGGATCTGTTTTAAGACTGTCTCAAGACGGTTTAACTGAAATTTCAAACTATGGTATGTATGACTTTTTTAGAGATCAACTAGGATCTTTATCAAGCGGTAAAGCTATAGGTGGTTATGACATACATAACAAATGTTATACACTATCTTTACAACCAGCATCAGCTGCTATAGCCTCAGAAATACTTAGCTTTGACGAAAACATTAAAGGTTGGACAAGTAGATATAGCTACCTACCAAGCAACATGTTTAGTATTCAGAATAATTTTTATTCTACAACTACTTCTGATGAAAAAGCAAACAATCCTAGCGTTACAATTGGAGATATATACGAGCACTATAGCACAAACGTTAATAGAGCTAATTTTTATAAAACTCAATACGTTAGTCAAGTAAAAAGTGTATTTAATGCAAACCCTTCTTTAGTTAAAACTTTCCAAACAATAAACTACGAAGGTGCGCCTAACTGGTCTATGACTAGCTTTGTAACAAATGAAGACCAAGCTAATAGTGTAGATGTTTTTAGCATGCCATTAACACTAGCTGACATGGAAAACAGTTTACTTAAAAATGAATTTAAACAAAAAGAAGATAAGTACTTTGCAAACTTAGTTAACACATCTGCTTTCACTCAAGGTGAAGTTGTATTTGGAAAATCAATATCAGGTGTTAAAGGATTTTTTGCAACTGTACTCTTAGAAGCTACAAACACAGCGGTATCTGGAACTAATGAATTATTTGCAGTATCAACAAATTATAAAGAATCATCTTATTAAAATCAAATGAAATTAGAAGCTAGAAGATTAACACACGACGATTACGACACGCTTGTAGAATGGTGGAGCGCTTGGCCAGAATGGGTACCATTAGGTAGAGATTTATTACCTGAAAATGGAACAGGTGGTATCATGGTAGAGCAAGACGGTAAACCTTTAGTTGCTGGGTTCTTATATGGAACAAACTCAAAAATAGCATGGATGGAGTGGATTGTTTCTAATCCAATAGCAAAAGTAGATAAATCAGAAGCTATATTATTATTAATATCTTCACTAGAACAATGGGCTCTTGAAGGTGGATTTAATGTAGTTTTAAGTATAGGCAGAAGTAAAAGCCTTATAGATAAACATAAAAAATTAGGATACACGGTTGACAAAAACCCTTCCTATGAAATAACTAAAAAAATTCAATAATGGCAGT